ACGTTCCCTACGAGTTGCTGTCCGGGGATTTGTCGAACGTCAACTATTCCTCCTATCGCGCCGGCATGCTTGGGTTTCGAAACGCCATCGAAGCGTTCCGCTGGTTGACGCTGATCCCGATGTACTGCCGCCCGACGTGGCGGAGGTTCATCGACACCCTGGTATTTATTGGAAAGATCCCCGAGGCCAACTACGGGGTGCAGTGGACGGCGCCTAAGTTCGAGTCGGTCGATCCGCTGAAGGATGCCATGGCCGAGTTAAAGCGCATCCGCACCGGCACGTTGACGCTGTCGGAGGCCATCGCTCAGAACGGCTACGACCCCGAGAAGCAGTTGCAGGAGATCAAGCGGATGAACGAGTTGCTCGACGAACTGCAGATCATCCTGGACTGCGACCCGCGCAAAGTGAACGAGAAGGGCGTCGAGCAGCAGACAGCCGGCGAGGACACGGCGCCAGCGCCAACCGTAAAGCAGACCGGCACGGTGAAGCACGCAGCCCGGCAGTGGGATTCGCCGACGCGGACTTACGCCTCGTAAATCAATACCCACAGGAAGGAGTCCTTCTTATGCCCGAAGAAGTCACGGGAACAGCGCCGGAGACTGCTCCGGCCGAGGTCTTGGCAGCAGCAGTGCAACCCGAGCCTCAGCAGGAGAGTCCGGAAATCCAGGTCGAGCGCTTCACGTTGGCAGCAACTTTCGCTCCGCCATCCGCCAATGACGACTCCCGAACCATCGATGCGGTCTGGTACACAGGAGCCAAAGTACCTCGGTTCGACTGGCGCAGTGGCGAGGAGTACGACCTCATCCTCGATATGAAAGGGTGCCGCCTGGATCGGCTGAACAACGGCGGCCCGGTACTGGACTCGCACAGCGCCTACGGGGTGGAGAGTCAGCTCGGCGTAGTGCGCAAAGCATGGGCCAAGAAATCCACAGGCATGGCCACCCTCCAGTTCAGCAAACGTGACGCGGTGACGCCGATCTGGAACGACGTAAAGGCGGGCATCATTCAGAACCTCAGCCCCGGCATGTGGATCTACAAGAAGGTCGACACCACGCCGAAGGGTCAGGAACGCAAGGAATTCACGGCGACGGATTGGGAGCCGTTCGAGATCTCCCTCTTATCGGTGCCCGCCGACGCGGCCACCAATTTCATGTCGGCGGCGGTAACGCCCCCGGCGCCACCGAGTGTAGTTGAAACCCAACGGGCATCTGCCCACACAGAGGAGAACCCTGACATGGAAACGACCACGCAGGATCCGGGCGTTGAGGCCCGTCAGAACGAAGAAGCACTCGCCGCGGCGCGCGACGAGGCAGTAAAGGCGGAGCGGTTGCGCGCGAGCGCCATTCGCGCGATGGCCACCGGCCCTTTCAAAGTGGAGGACACCTTTCTCACCGCACTGATTGACGAGGGTGTGTCCGTAGACGTTGCTCGCGAACGCATCATGAACAAGCTCAATGCGGAGTACAGCAGAAATCCGATCGTTCCGATCAACCCGCCGGCCACATTCGGAGGCAGAGACGAAGTGGATAAGCGGCGGGAAGGGATGGAGGCGGCATTGTTCTTGCGGGGCAACCCTAGCGCCTCTGCCGACATGATCGAAAAGGGGCGGGAATTTGCCGGGCTCACGCTGGTGGACATGGCGCGCGAGTGCCTGAATGCCGCCGGCGTGAAGACGCGCGGGATGGAGCGGCATGAGATCGCTCGCGTGGCCCTACAGGGGCGCAACGGTGCGGCGGAGTATTTCGCCGGTTCCATGACCACCAGCGACTTCCCGAACATCCTCGCGAACGTCGCCAACAAGACTCTGCGCCAGGCGTATGAAGCGGCGCCGCGCACGTTCGTGCCGTTCTGCCGGCAAGTGACCGCAGCCGACTTCAAGCCGGTGAATCGCGTTCAGTTGAGCGACATCGCCGCCTTGCAGAAGACCAGCGAGAATGGCGAGTTCGTTCGCATCTATCTGGGCGACTCGAAGGAATCCTACGCGCTCAGCACCTGGGGCGGCATCGTGCCGATCACCAGAAAGGTGGTCCTCAACGACGACCTCCAGTCGTTGACCCGGATTCCTGCCGGTTTGGGCATCGCGGCCGCCACGCTCGAAAGCGACACCGTGTGGGCCGTGATCACGGCGAACGCAAACATGGCTGATGGCCTTCCTCTTTTCCACGCGTCGCACAAGAATCTGACGGCTACCAACGCCCTCGCTGGAGTGGCCAACATCACGGCCGCGCGCAAGGCGATGCGCAAGCAGACGGCGCCCAAGGGCACGATCCTGAACCTGATTCCCAAGTTCCTCATCATCCCGGCGGCACTCGAGGGAATCGCGGTCCAGCTCACGAACCCCATCAACCTGGCCGCCACGGCGTCTTCGGCCGACGTGCCCGCCTTCGTTCGGGCCATGGTGCCGATCGTGGAGCCCCGCCTCGATGCAGTAGCGAGTGTCGGCGATACCAACTGGTACACGGCAGCCGATCCGAGTTCGATTGACACGATTGAGTACTGCTATCTCGAAGGCCAGCAGGGTGTGAACATTGAAACCCGCCAGGGCTTTGAGGTGGACGGTGTCGAGGTCAAGGCTCGTCTGGACTTTGCCGCCGCGGCGATCGACTTCCGCGGCCTGCAGAAGAACACCGCGGCGTAGGGCGGTGAGTCAGCATTCCGAAACAGAAAGGAGAAGAGAGTCATGATTAATTTCGTAAAGAGCGGTGATAATCTCACCCTTGCTGCGCCCTACGACGTGCTGTCTGGTGGCGGCTTTAAGGTGGGCAACCTGTTCGGTGTGGCCGCCAACGACGCGCTCTCGGGCGCTAACGTCGAGTGCGAGGTAGAGGGCGTCTACGACCTTGCAAAAGACGCCAGCACCTTTGCACAGGGCGATCTGGCCTACTGGGACGACACCGCAAAAAAGGTGACGTCCACGGTCGGTAGCAATCTGCTGATCGGAGCGGTCGAGGTCGCCGCCGCGACTGGCGCCGCCGTAGTGCGGGTCAACCTGTTCGGCGTGCCGGGCTTCTCGGGGCAGGCGCACGGCCTCAAGGTGGCATACGCCAAGTACGACTTCAGCGTGGATGGCGGCGCATCCTGCACGCCGGCAGTGAGCGACACGATCCCGATCAACGCTGTCGTCTTCGGCGGCACCGTGGTTTCGACTACCGCCGTTGCGGCAGCCGGACTAGCCACGGTCTCGATTGGAACCGTGGCCGGTTCGGGGGCCGCGAGCATCCTGGCAGCGACTGCCAAGGCGTCGCTCGGGACGAACGCCATCGTGGTACCCACCTCGGTTGCCACGCCGTTCAAGATGAGCGCGGCTGGAAAGATCAATGTCACGATCGCCACCGGCCCGCTGACTGCAGGCGTGATCGAAATTTGGGCGCTCTACACCACTGCTGCGGCGTAGCCCCATGTCGGCGTGGTCACAACAGTCCGGTCTGGCGAACGCGGCCATCCTCGCCGCGTTCGGCCAGCCGGTCTCGTATCAACAGAGCACTGGTGAGCCATTCACCGTGGTCGGCGTCCTGGACAAGAGGACCGATGAGCAACGCCAGTCGGACGCAGTGTACGCGCGGCTGTTCGTGACGTTGTCGGCCTTCCAGATCCCGCCTGATCACGGCGATGAGGTCACCATCGACGGCGCCGCCTACACGGTGTTCGACGTGCTGAACGATTCCGCCGATGGTTGCTGGCTTTCGATTCGAGAGAAGGTCTGATGGCTTCTGTGCGAGTGTTCTTTAAGAAGCAGGTCCGGATCGACCAGATGAACTTCCGCCAACAGGCGATGTTCAAGATTGCGACGGTCGGCGTCGCGGCAGTCAAGAATCGGCTTGCCGCGGCGCAGGGTCCGACCGACTCTGCTGCGAAGCCGCTCACTAAGCGCTATGCAATCCAGAAAACGAAGCTCGGCAGGAGCAACCGCCGCGATTTGATGTTGACCGGCGACATGCTTCGTAACTTTCAGGTCCGCACGGTTTCGGACAACAAGGCGAAGGCCAGCAACTCTACGCGGAAGGACCGCCTGAAGGCGTGGATCAACCAGAAGATCGAGCCTTGGGTAGTCTTTTCTGCCCGAAACGAAGCGGCGGTGGCGGAGGCCGCGCGGCGAGTCCTGCGGGAGATGCAGCCGAAGCTCATCCTGGAGCGTGTGCTCCGCGGTAAGTGATGATTGACCCCTCCGTTTTGGTCACAAACCTGGTGGCGATGTTGCGCGATGTCCAGGAACTCGTCCTCGAAATGGACGGAGATCCGGAGAAGATCTACGCCTATCACGATCAGTACCCGAAGCGGTCGAGCCTGGCCCACGCCATTCACCAGATGCCGGCGCCGTCAATCATGGCCGTTTGGCAAGGCACAGGCCCCGGCTCATTCGGCGGTATGGATGTGTGGAAGCATCAGGTAACGCTTTACCTCCGGGCTCGCGAGACGTTCGACGGCGACCCGCCAACCGCCTATTACCGCTTGTTCCGGCTGATCACGAAAGGCGTGCCCGCATCGGCTGATGTGCCCATGCTGAACACCACCGTGCATCCTTCGTGTTACCCGATGGACCTGCCCACGATTCAACAGCAGACCGACGCGGAGGGGCTGGATTACTTCGAAGTTCCCATCACGTTTACGGAGATCGGCGATGACTGAGTTCGTTTATATGCGCCCACCCTGGGGTGATGGCGAGATCCGAAAGGTTGAAGCGAGGCCGGAAATATTGACGCCGCTTATGGTCGCTGGCTGGAGCCAGTGTGACCCCCCGGCCCACAACGAGGAGGTAAAGACCGATGTCCACGACTAGGCTCCAAGAAGTATTGATCTGCTTCGGCAAAGGCAAGCAGGTCGATATCAGCACGGCGCAGGCTGCTGCCGCCATGTGGCGCTTCACCAAGCTGAACGCGTCCCTCATCAACCCGAAAC